CTCTCTTACAGATGGTAATCTTGAGTTATCTAATGGTCAAGCCAATATTGACAATGTTAGGATTGATGGTAATACAATATCTATTACAAATTCTAATGGCGACTTACAATTATCACCTAATGGTACTGGAGATATAGTTATTGATTCAATACGTGTAGATGGCCAAGTGATGACCAATGCATCTTCAATCACATCTACCGATTTTGTAGGTGCTCTTACAGGTAATGCTGATACTGCTACTACTCTTGCTACTGCAAGAAATATTGCAGGACAGTCGTTCAATGGTTCTGCATCTATAACGATAGCAACAGGAGATTTATCTGACATTGCAGGACTTAAAGATGAAGATAATATGGCTTCTAATTCTGCTACTCATATAGCCACACAACAATCCATTAAAGCATACGTTGATGCAGAAATCACAGGTTTAATTGATGGTGCACCCGGAGCATTAGATACATTAAATGAAATAGCAGCAGCAATCAATGATAATGCTGATTTTACAGGCACTATGACTACCGCGTTAGGTAATAGACTTAGAGTTGATACTAACAGTCAAGGATTAAGTGGTACACAAAAAACAAACGCACAAACTAATTTAGGTCTAGGTAGTATGGCTTTACTTAGTGCTATTGATATAAGTGACAACACGAATTTGGCCGCAGGTGTTGGACTTGCCTTATCCGGTGATACTCTTAGTTTAGATATGTCTGAATTAACAGATATGACACAGGCTGTTGCTAGAACTGAAGATGAATTAATCATTTTAGACAATGGTGCTGATAAAAGAAAATTAATTTCTGAAATTCCTCTTTCTGCTTTCGATAATGACAATAATTTTGGTCCGTTTACTTTCGCTAATGGGGCTAATAATAGAATAATTACTGCCACTAGTTCTACCGGGTTAAACGGTGAAGCAACCTTTACTTATGATGGTGCAGGTATAGCAGCAATAAGTGGTTCTTTACCTCAACTACAATTAGTAGATAGTGATGCTACTAATGACCCAATGGCTCGCATTATGAATAATAATGGGAATCTCAGTATTCGTGCCGATAGTTCAAATGTTGGTACAGGTGGTGCAATCAATTTCCAAACTTCCGGTTCAGAAAAGATGAGGATTCAAGATAGTGGTAGTGTCGGAATAGGAACTGCAAGTCCTTCCAATACATTACACGTTAATTCGGGTGGTAGTAATGGCGTGGCGAAGTTTGAGTCAACTGACAATATGGCATCTATCGCTATTGCAGATAATGATACTACTATCTATGTTGTCTCCGAAACGAATTATGGAAGTTTTGGTGGAACGAATGACCTAGCAACTACTAACCTCAACATACATAAGACCACAGGATATGTAGGAATAGGTGATAGTAACCCACTTGCTTTACTACATCTTGAGTTTGCCGATAATACAACATTTGCTAACACGAATGAACTTTCTGGACAATTGTTGTTACTTAGAAATAATACAGTGACTACTGATGCTTTTGCAGGTATTGGATTTGATGTTAGCACAGAATCAGATTCTGATAGTTTAAGTGCTTCAATATCGGCAGTAAGAGATACAAGTGCAAGTTCTACTGCGGCTAATCACGATGCAAACTTAGTATTCTCCACTAACGACGCTGGCGATGATGGTAATACAGAGAGAATGAGAATAACTCATGATGGTAAAGTCGGAATAGGAGAAACAAACCCTACCTACAACTTAGAAATTACATCTACTACTAATGCGTATATGCAATTGACAGGCAACGCAACAAACGGATATAGCGGAGTTTTATTTGCTGATTCTGACGCAAATGCGGTTGGGCGTTTATCTTATTATCACGGAGATAACTCCCTTCGGATTAATACAAATGGGTCAGAAAAGATGAGAATTGATTCTTCGGGTAAAGTCGGAATAGGCACTACGAGTCCTGCAACTTTGTTAGAATTAGCAGGAGCAAATTCCACTCAAACAATTAATGCTACAAGTGGTTCGGGTGCAATTCTCTTTGAAGAAAACGGAGATGAAAGATGGTCAATAGTACAAGATACCATCAATAAATTACATCTTTCTTGGATTGGAACTAGTAAAATCACATTCGATGGTTCGGGTGGTAGTGGTAAGGTAGGAATAGGCACTACAAGTCCTGAAGATTTGTTGCATCTCTCTAAAGGTAATTTAATGTTCGACCAATTAAATAATCAAACAAGTAGTAATTTTACCAACCATAGTAAAATCTTGTTTAGAGATGAGGCAGATGCTACTACTAGGACTATGGCATCTATCGGCGCACCTAAAACTGCTTGGAGTGGTTCACACCACGCTTTAACATTCAACACAGGAAGTTTGTCTGAAACTTCAAGGGGCGAAGATTATGACTATTCAATAGAAAGGATGAGGATTGATTCAGCAGGTAATGTAGGAATAGGTACTACAAGTCCTTCTACTGCATTACAAGTTAGTGGTACTGTAACCGCTACTGCATTTGCAGGTGATTTAACGGGTGATGTAACCGGAAATGCTGATACGGTAACTAATGGAGTTTATACTAGCGGCGACCAAACCATAGCCGGAGTAAAAACATTGTCTAGTTATATGATTCTTACAGGAGATACTACTGCCGCTCCTTCTAACTTAGCAAAAGTTCACGTAGGAGAAGACAGTGGGCAATTAAAAATTAGAACCCAATATGGTACTTTAAAATTAGGAAGTACAAGTTCTAGTTGGAATCATATATTAGGAAGTCAAGGTAGATTTTATTTTAATGAACCTGTAATAATAAATGGTAATGGAACATATGGAAATTTGTCTTCATATTCTACAGAAGATTTAATACTAGGTACAAATAGTGGTACAGAAACACGCATTACTATAAAACAAGATACAGGTAATGTTGGAATAGGTATTACTGCCCCATTGTTCCCACTTCATCTTAAATACACAGATAACAGGACTGACCCACAAGGTAATAATTCATCTTCCGGTGCAGGTGCTATTGGGGCTAATGCTCAAGGCGGTGGATTATATATTGAGAATGCATCAACAACAGACGGCTCTTTTGCAGGTATCACATTCAGAACTGATACTGCTGATGGTAGGATTGCCTATCAATCAACAGGTTCAAGTCTTACTAATGAAGGTCAAATGTCTTTCTATTGTGATGCTAACGATACGGGTGGTCAACAATTAGTATTGGAAGAAGTTCTAAGATTAACAGGTGGGGGTTCGGGTGCGGCCCAAGCATACAATAGTGCGTACGTCAATGGTAGGCTTGGAATAGGCACTAGCACTCCTTCTTCTCTACTACATATTCACGGAAATATGGCTGATAGCAAGCAAGGCATACTGATAACAAGAAATGATACTTCTACGGTTGAAAGCAATATGCTTGGTGGTATTGGTTTTGATTCAAATGATGGTAATATTCCTAGCAAAATAACAGAAGCATCTGTCGCTCTTGTTGGTTATGCTTCTGAAAACCACGCTACCACAGATAAAGGTGGGTATCTTTCTGTATTACTTACTGAAATTAATGATGATGACGATACTGTAAGCACAGAAGCATTGAGAGTATCTACTGTTTCTGCGGGAACATCTTCGACTCTAACATTAAAGAATGGTAATGCTTCAATGCCCGCCGATACTAAATATACAGGAATTGATTTCCATAATGTAGATAGTAGTGGAGCAGGAGTTGGTGCGGCAATAAATGCTATGTCAGCCGCTAGTGGAAGAGGTGGTTACTTAGAGTTCCAAACAGGTACAACAGTGGGAGCAGTATCTACTAAACTAACAATTAAGGATGATGGAGCAATTCAATCTTCATTAGGTAATCTTAACACTTGCGTAGTATATACGTGGAATAGAAGTGATATGAACTCCGGTGCAGTAAATCTAAAAGCAACAACAAATGATTATTCTTCAAGTCAAAATCATTGGGGATACATTATGCCTAAAACGGGGAGAGTCAAAATGTTGGCATTAAATACTAGGAATCAGGAAGTTACTGGTACGGCAGAACAAACTTGGAAGATAAATAGAAATAACAACAATGGTGGAACTGCCGGAACTGACCATTTTGCACTTTCAGTACAAAAAGGTGGTTCACAAGATGATACAGGAGTTTCAGGGGATGCTCATATGGTTATAGCGGCGACAAGTCACTCAAGTACAATATATCAGGGAAGTGTAGTTGTTAACTTTGCCTTTGCCGCCGGAGATGAAATTAGAATACAAAGAACAGATGCCGCTAGTGTAGATATGGGTGATGTTGTAGGACAAATGTTCGTGGAGTTTGATTGATTATGGTTACTGAAGCAGAATGGGATTATTTAAGGGAAGATAGAAATAGTGCATTAAAGAATATTGATAAGTATCAATTGACATTAGTGTATGCAGATTTAACAGATACGCAGAAGTCAGACTTAGCAACATATAGAACTGCTTTACTAGATTTACCTGCGGCATATGATAATCCCGAAGATTGCTATGCTAATTTTCCATTAAAACCTTCTTGGATGATATAATTATTCTTTTCTATATGCTAACCATAAAAGAAACTTATTAGAAAGATTCCAAAATATTTTATCTATTCTGCTCATCAATCATCCCTTCTAATATCGCTTCCCAATAATCCCAATTAGTATCATTCATATTAATAACCCTATTTTTTTCCCAAGCCAATTCCAAAAACGATTCCATCCTTCAAGAGCAAAGGTTTCATCATCATATCTTTTCATCAAAAATCCTCTTCTGTTTTGCCAAACCAATTTAGAAATGCTTCTCTCATGGTCTTGTCGGTTATCCAACCTTTTGGCATGGTGTAAAAAACACACCGAAGGTTCTTTTATATTTCCCTTTTATGCATCATGAAATGAGGGGGAACAGATTAGAGGTGAAAGAAGTACCTCTGTCCTACGTTGGGTAATGTACGATAATATAAAAGAAAATATGTTGCCATCTGTTTTTAAAATGTAGAAACCCCCGGTAGACGCTAAGGGTTTCATTTTATAGCCTTTGTGAACACTGAGTCCTCCCAAAGATGACCGCATTCTCTGCATTTCCAAATGTATACTCTTGTTCTTTTTTCATCATGAAATCTTCCAGATATTCTAATAGGTATATGTTTATGATTACATTTCCTACAAGATACTTTTAATCTTTCAGAAAGTTTTTTCATTATTCTATTCCTCTTTTTGCAATAATATCGTCAATTTTTAATATTGCAGTAGTGACTTCAGTTGCACTAAGAATTGCTTGTCTTACTAAATCACAAGGTTCAACAACACCAACTTCCAACATATCAGTAATGCCGCCATCATCTACATTTACACCCATATGATAGTCACCGTCTGATATAGCATGTCTCATATCAAGTATGATATCTAATGGGTCATGCCCTGCATTTTCTGCTATGGTAGCAGGTAATATTTCCAATGCATCTGCAAATGCATTGATAGCCATCTGTGCTCTCCCCTCGACAGTATTAGCCTTACTTCTCAGATAATTAGCAAGAGAAGCATAGGTAGACCCTCCACCTGTTACAATTTTCCCACCATTCATGACTAGAGACACTACACCTAACGCATCATCAAAACCACGGGCGACTTCATCAAGAGTTGAACTTGTTGCCCCTCTTAATATGAGTGTAGATTGATTTGATTTGTCTCCGCCATTAACGAATAGGTAATTAATTTCATTAAATATTTTTCTTTCAACATTACCCGAAATTAAATTTTCTATATCGCTAGGAGTTTGTGCGATGCGAGATTTTAGTGCCAGTGACAATCCTTTCATTGCAGATTCAGGAACTCTCCTTATTATTGCTATATTTTGTTTTGATAAATAAGCCGCTACATCATCATTTACTCCATCTCTAATGAAAACTACACCTCCGTTTGGTAACATGTTGCCAATTCTTTTTGCTTCTAATAACATCTCATCTTTATCAGAAGATTTGAATGCACTATAATTTTTCATGTCCATTGAGACTTGAATATTTTTTTCTGTCTTCTTAGGTTCTAATCCTGAATTTAATAATATTATATTAGTTAAATTTTCTTCATCTACTTCATAAACAAAATCTTTGTTAACTACAACACCGTTAAAGAAATATGAATCAGATAAAGCACCGCCAGCCATTCCAACAACTTTTACTTTATCCGCACTACCTGCAACATTAACTGCTTCAACACATAGTTCTGAAACTTGTTCGATGGCTGATTCTAATGTTTTACCTGTAACTGCTGTTTTTGCAATTTGTAACAATTCTTTTTTATTTGCATCAAAAGATAAGTAATTATCTAAATATTCTATAGCCATTGTAGCCGCTTGATTATATCCTTTGCAAACGAGATTAGGGTGTAATCCTTTGGTGAATAAATGTTCTGAATCTGTAAGTAATTGACCTGCTAATATTACAGTTGAAGTTGTACCATCATAACATAATGCTTCTTGCGTTTTCGCTATATCTACCATCATCTTCGCACCCGGATGTGAGACATCTAACTCTCTCAATATTGTTGCTCCATCATTAGTGATTATGGTATCACCACCAGCATCTACCATCATCTTGTCTCGACCCATAGGGCCAAGTGTACTTTTGACAGTATCTACAATCGTTCTTGCTGCTCTTATATTATTTTGTAAGGGGTTTATTCTTTCATCTTTCATTATATCACCATTCTACGTTTATGTCGATTATCGCACCTGTATCTAAAGACCTAGATTTTATAATCCCATTGTCTTTTCCATACATGTACAAATCGAATGTTAATTTACTATCTTTAAGACAGTATTCTGCTACTTCATTATATTTACCATTTCTCCAAGCAGTAGGAGCATCAACACTGGACATACTTTTTTGCATACCTAATGTATGAGTGGAGAGTGATTGTAATGTAGTTTCTATCTTATTTCCAATTGCCGCTTTAGCAACTAAATTTTTAGTATCAATAATATTTTCGGATTTGCTCATGGCATCTCCAATAGCCCAACAGTCTAATGACTCTTTCAATACAGGAAAATCAAAACCCATGATATTATGTCCCAAAATCTGTCCTCCTTCTTGTATATGTTTTGTAATGTGGTCTCCTAAAATTTTTGGGTGTAAGGGGTGTATAATCGCACCATCTACGGAAACATCTTCCTTAGAAAATATATGTGCTTCATCGCCATTCCATGTTGCTACTACTGAAGTATCAAACATATTTTTGTTATTCCACCCTCCTATTTCCCAAGAAAAATTTGTTGTTTCTATATCTAATGCCATTATGTTACTCATTTGTCAATCCCTTCTTTGAGTCGAATGAACACTGTACGCCCATCCTTCGCTACATCAAACAAAGATTCGCCCCACTTATCAAAATTGTTGTAGGCACTACCGCGTGAACAATCATTTTGAGTTTCATAAACCTTGATAACTTTGGTCTTCATTTGCCAACCATCACCTTTATTGCCTAATTCTATTTTCTCAACTTGCTGTGCTGCAATAGCCCATTTTCCTCTTTGTTGTGCTTTTTGTGCAACCTTTGGACCTATCTCAACTTCATCTTCTAACCATAAAATTAGAGCCTTAAATAAATCATACAGTATATCTTTAGCCATATCAACATGGTCGCCTGTAACAATCCATGAATTATCTAACATAGCCATGTGAGTAGCAAAGATAACTGTATTATTTTCCATTGCGGGTACAAACGATGCGACTACTTCTGTAATCGCAGGATTCAAACCGTTTAACAATTCATAGTAATCTTCAATGGCATCATATAATGCGGGATAGAAAGTAGCATCTTCTGCTGAAAACACTTTACTCATACAAGATTGAACCAAGTCTTCTTGGTTATCTCTATCCATGTCATTCCATTCAACAAACGTTGTTTGCGTTTCTTCTAATACTTTATTTCTTAATTTTACTTCTAAACCTTTGAAGTAACTTGTTATGTCGTCATAACTGATTTTCATTTTAGGTTGAATTTTAAATGCAGATTCGCTTCTTGTGTGGCTTACTGCTTTCCTTCTATCTAAATTCCAGTGAGACCAATATAACAATACTCTTTGAAATATCCCTTTCGTTAATACGTATTCTTTAACTCCACTAGGTGGATAAGTAGTAATCCATAAAGATACTAATGACTCAGTTTCTATACGTCCTACTTTAGTATGTTTTACCAATTTATTGTTGTTACTTCCAACAGGATTACAAGCGGATTGTAGATACAATACAGTCTCTTGACTGTGTTTATTAGGATTAAGTATGATAGACCCTTCATCAAAGTTCAATGCTTTTCTACCTCCAAGCATACCTTCTTTCAATACATCTTCTTTACTACCATCTTCGTGTTGTATAACATCGAATCCGCCAATAAGTCCAGCGTCTGTACCAGTAGTAAAAAGGTCAGAAGGTACACCAATGTCACCTAATACATCACCAATAAATTCCCATGCGATAGATTTACCAGTCCTACTAGATTGAATCCAAAATGTGTGTACTCTAGGGTCTAAATGACTTGAACCCCACGGTATTCTAATGTAAGGTACTGATACTTGACCTTGTATAAAGAAGAATGATAGCATACCCGGTATGTCATTATCAATAGATGTTTGATTGAAATGGTCAATGTATCCTGCAAATATCGGGAATTTTTTAACTGCTTGATAATCTTTCGCTGCTCTCATGATTTGACCTCATATGTGACTACCTTATAATTATTATGTATAGAAAGAATAATAGAATAATTAGAAACATAATGTCGTTTTATATACTAACGTCTTTTTGTTCTTTCAATGTGAACTGGATTTTCAGATGTAAGTACATTCATTATTTTTTGTCTTAATGCTGGTCCTAATCCTTTTACGTGTTTCAATGATTCTTCAAAACACATTTCTTCAACACTCCCACATTGTTCCAACATCTTTTCCCCTGTCTCTCTTCCAACACCGGGTATAGCCATCAACATATCTAATCTTACATCGTTTGTACTGACTCTTCTTATTGCTCTTGCACCATGACTAGATGCAGGTTTGTGTAATTTATCATGCAATTTAACAATAAACATAGCCGCTTCTGATTGATTTTCTGTAAAGAAAACTTGACATTCAAAATCACTCATTATTCTTGCTATTGTACCTAGCAATTCATTTTGCACTTTACTATATGTCACCTTGTAACCATTTCTTTTAGACATTGAAACATGTTTTGCTATTGAGCCATGTACTAGTAAAAAGAATCTATTATAGTTAGCATCTAAGTTTTCTAGTTGTCTCCAAAGATGACCACTATGACTCGACATAAATAAATCACTAATTGACTTAGCCTCGATACAGGCTTCACCTAAAAGATAATCACCTACAATTAGAGTTTTACGTACAACGGTTAATCCTTCTTTTTGTGCTCTCCTGATGACAGACTCACACAGGCCACCTCTCTCATTACTATCAACAAATAAGTCCGGTTTATGTCTCATTTTGTATCCTCCTTAATTCTTTTTTCCATTTTAAATAACATGTACCACACCTCAATGTTTTAGGTTTTCTCGCTCTCCATAAACCTTTAGTGTTGTAACTATTAAGTTCAACATGACAATCTTCACAATGAAATGTCATATAATATCCTCCGCAGTACCATCATAGTAATTACAAATACCTGTACATAAACCTTCCATTATTAATGTTTTACAGTTAGAATAATTATAGTCACCGTAAACTATACTGTTAACTTGTTTTGTAGTAATGTTAATATCAAAATCAACCCAACCTTGTGCTTCACATATATCTATAATTTGCTTTGCGTGTTTTGCTTTTTCATCTAAACTGGCATATTCTGGTGGAAACCAATATCTTAATCTAGCCGCTAAATAATTTGCTAAATGGAATCTAGCACGATGAATAGGATTACCTTCACCTAAAGCCGCTTGAGCGATGCAAGGTAAAACTAATATTTTATCTAACGATATATCGGGTAAATCTATTTTTCTTTTTTCCTTTCTAAAAGACACATGTTTTCTTTCAGGTACAACTAAATCAAATTTTACTGTACCATGTTGAATAAAACCACTCCTAGGTGTTTGTGCTAATTCAATTAATTCATCGTGTGATGACTTAATTATTTCTTCACTTGTTAATGGTATACTCCAACAACCTCTTTTCATATTATAAGAATTAGGTATTCTAATCATACCAGCAGTATCAAATGCGACAGTAGGGTCATTGGAAGGTAAATTTAGTTCTTTGTGTAATTTAATTAAATACATCTTTCCTGCATTTTTAATTCTACTAACTTCTAATCCATTGCTTGGAGTTAACGTTTTTTTCAAAGGAATCCAAATGTGAAATCCACCACCACTCATCCAAATGTAATGTTCATAATCGTTAATTAAAAAATGTTGATGTAATCTTCTAACTTGTTCTTGCACAAAAGTAAATTCAACTTCACGACCTTTATTTGTAAAATCTTTACAATCAAAATCTAAAACGAAATGTCTTATGATTGGGGTGTTATAATCAACACGATGGTGTTTAGGTGCTTGTGTTGCTCTATAACCGTAGGCGGTCATATATACATTACCACTACCATTTTTACCTTCCCAATAGTTTGACAACTGATTAGAGTTACTAACTAAACGCCTAAACCCTTTCTCACCATTAGAACCAATGTCTAATACTTCTCTAGGATAATCAAATTGTACAAATGGCATTTAATCACTTTTGTAATTTTTTATATTTTAATAAAGCATTTTTCATACAATAATTTATACCTTCATTGTACCCGTGTAAATCAAATACTGCTGGATTAATCACAATATCTAATGCTTGAAACCCACCATTAACATCATCTTCCGTAAAAGTATCCAATGTTAATTGTCTACCATTAAAAACCCTCACTAAAGGTCTTTCTTTACTACCTTTTCTCGCAAAAGTTACATTCAATACAGGTATTTCATTCTCTAAAAAATACTTGTCATTTTCCATCTCGCCTATCATTATCATCTTCAGTTCATTTATTATTTCCATTTCTTTCATATTTTTATACCCCCGTTCCAAGACGGACACAAATCCATAAAGTCGCACCATGAACATAAGTTCTCATGCCTACAATACGATTTACAAGTGTCCTTGTGTATTGGTGGAAATTCATTTTTAACATGTGCTTCGACTAGTTTTTTTACTCTATTATTAACTGTTCTAGGTGCATACTTTGTCTTCCTTGTACCTATTTCTTCTATCTCCCATTCTTTCTTTGTACCATTTCTTACATCACCATCAGGAAATTCCCATGCCCAATGCGTGACAGGTAGAAACTCTTCCATGTTACCTTCTTCTAATAACATTTTATAGAATTGCATTTCTGTACGCATACTTGTTGCTTTCTTTGGATTCCATTTACCAGTTTTCAATTCCATAAGCACAAAGCCTCCTTCACTATCTGAAAAGATTCTATCGATGAATCCTTTCAAATGAACAGGATATAACTTACCGTCAACTTCTACTTCTATTCTAGCGTGTCCTTCTACTTCATTACCAACAGGCTTCCAATCTTTGCCTTTAGTAACAAGTAATCTATCCCATTGCCATCTCAACCAAGTATCAATAATTGCATCTTCACCATACATGTAAGGTGATGGTGGTTTTGGTATTACTGACTTTAATTTATCATAACCAAGAAGGTGTTTTTCTTCTTCTATTAAATCTAATACTTCAGGTAAAACACTATCCACATTTTTCCAAAAGTATTCACAAACATCATGTACGTTTGTTCCTTTTATCATATGTTCAGTTTCTTCACCTCTATGACCTAGTATTTTAGTAAGATAGTATTGATATGGACACCAGTTAAAATCACCAAGACTTGACTTAGTTATTCTAAGTATACCGTCATCACTTGGCTTCCAAGCATAACTACTTTCATCATACGATTTCATCATTTCCGCATTAGCATAATCAGAACTTTTTGTAAAAGATTCACCGTTTGGATTAAACTTCATATCAATACCCCATATCCATTTTACTAGGAGTTATTCTGATATCTCCATTTCTGATTTTTATATACATCTCTACTGCCTTATCTATACAACTATGACAAATCATACCTTGACTACCGACAGTTTGCATTGCAATTGTAGTATTATACAAACTTGAACAACAACCACACTGCATCTATTCTTCCTCCACACATGTACATTTATCTAATTCCCATTCTTCTATTTTTGATTCATTACCTATGTAACGTTGACATGATTCACATTCTTCTATATCACTAACATCTATATCAAATTCATCGAAACCAATGACCATGTGATTTTCTAAACTCATCATTCTTCCTCCAACATTATACATTTTTGCAAGTAAATTGCTAGGTCCAAAGCCTCTTCCTGTGCATGGATTAACCATGCTTTTCGAGATAAATCAGTTCTTTCCATTGTAGTGTTATATTTACTTTCACCTAACTTCGCTCTTGCTTCTATTTTCTTTATTACTATATCTTCAATCTCACTCATAATTATTCCTCATGGTCTATTATAACAACTGTCTTTTCTGTTGTCTCTGTTGTTTGTTCTATTATCAACACAGTAGAATCACCAAAGTGTATCTGTGCTGGTGTATTCGTATCTATCATACAGATACAAGGTAGTAACCAAGCACCGAAATTAGACACTGCTGTGTGGTTTGGACCTTCTGCATTTTCAAGAGTTGCCGATGCGAATATAGATGCACCGTTTCTTTTGAAAGCATTCAGGACAAATTCATTCTCATCTGCATTTGCTTTAATTTGAAAATTTGAATCACTGGATATTAATTTACCCAACGATGATATTTTTACTATCTCATCGAAATTTACTGTACCATGTACATCTAATGCTCCACGACCAAAGTTCTGCCATTGATTTTCTCTTGATGCTTTTACTAGTCTATCAAAAGTTGGTACTCTTTGTGAACTGATATTATCAAAACATGGTAATGTCATTTTCATGCTACCACATTGTAATGATAACCTGTTGCCTCTTCCTTGTTTTATAGTAACATTGTTTTTACATTTCTTCAAGAAGGCATTAGTCTTAGATAAATCTGATACAACTAATTGCCCTGTTGATGCTGGTGGTGTAGATAGTGTTTCTTTGAAAGAAAGATAATGAGTCATGTAAGCAATCTTGAATGATATATCATTTTGATTAACATGTAATATAACATCAGTTACATTTTCACCCAACATAGTCAAGTATCTAAGCCACTGTTTTGGTGGTAGCGTCAACTCAACCATATTACCAATACTCCTTTGGCATCTTATCACCACAAGCAAACCCTAAATCCCAATCTAATACTTCGTAGATAGGCTCTAGTTTCTTACGAATAAATTTCTCTACCATCAAATCATAATCTAATGAAAAGTCTTTGATTTCTTCTGCATCACGGAATGATACTATATTGGTTGTAGGAAAGCCGTCAGGTACACTATTGACATACACCCATTGGCCTGAATCGCCCACTCTAAATGGGTCATTACTAGCCATGTTTTCATTGTAATACAAAGCCCCTTTAGCACCGTTTGGTGGTACTCTATCGTAAGATGCTTTTCCTAATCTACCATAGGGTGCTAAATCTTCAATGCTCTTTTCACCTTTCCTCAAGGCTAAAGATATAGGTCTAATTTCTTTACTAACATCGTTCTCTTCTGCACCTTCGCTTATCATGCGGAACATAGTACGTTGAATATCTCTTGTTAAAGGGCTTGAGTTCGCTGCTTTCAAACCATAGCCTGTAACTTTCAAATCACCTTTCTTAGACTCCGGCCAAGTTATGATACCAAAGTTTCTATTCTTGCTATTAGCAGTAGTCCAATAGTCAAAGAACGCTTCAAACTCTACGTCCATTAATGGCAGTTTTAATTCAGTTCTAATAGTCTTATTGAGATGTTCTACTAGTGGCGGAATTTCTTCAAACGGTCCTTGAATATAGCATGAATCTGTATGACCTGCTAGTACAGTGTAGCCTTGTCTTTCTGCTTCTGTCATTAGTAGTGTAATACTCTCTCTACCCATGCTTGTAATAGCAGCCCCAACATCAGGGTCAGTCCACATACCACCTATCGCTGAACTTGAAACATAGCCGTAGATTGCATTAGTACAAACCTTAACTGCTAATTGCATCATATCATTTTTGAATTTATCATCTTCATTAGTGGCTTCTTTGGCTAACTTTTTGTATTCTTTACGTAATAACAACATATCCTCTACTATACTGGGTAATATCCCTTTTTCATCTTGTTCCCATCTACTACCGTCAGGTAATTGTCTGATGTTACCTTCAGTATCAAACTTACTTCTTTTAGTTGTAGGACATAAATTTAGACATACTATCAGTATTGGATATAGAGAAGCAAAATCAACAAGTGCGACATTCTGATGTCTACCTGCTTTAGTTTCTAATACGTGTGCAGCAGTCAAAGTATCTCTCTGTCTGTTGTACATAGATGGTGCTTTCAAATCAGAATACCTACCGAACAAACCTCGAACATAATTAGTAACTCTATGAACAGATTGAAATCTAACTCCACAGAATTGTTGCATTGCAACTAAGAAAGGTATAGCATTTAGTTTCTCATCGCATTGACGTAATAGTGTAGTATCTCTCAAGCAATAATCGACAAATAAATCGAAATGGCTTCGCCACCACGTTAAAACATTTAACTTATTGCCATCCTCATCTTCATCAATCTTTCCACCTAAACCTAATGCTTTGGCTATGGTATCTAATTTTCTACTCGGCAATTGCCCTCTACCTGACTTAATCCATAGAGTTTCAAATCCTGAACCACTCATACCTTTAGCAGCACTATCAAAGCACAACCTACCTTTGATTGGTTGTTGTGTTTCCTTGTAGCCATACTTAGCGTGAGGCTTTACAATTTCACCTATTGGTGATAATCTTCGAGGGTCAGGTAGTCTCTCCATCAACTTTGGTAAATCAGCCCACATAATCGCATGAGCACATAAAATGTCGGGGTCGCATTCTTCTAAGTGGTCTAAGAATGCATTACACATATCAGTTTCATTATCATAAAGATATAACATATAACCGCCTTCTCTATCAATCCAATCGACAGTGTGTTCTTGATTCTCTCTCCATGCAAAAACCACAGGGTGTTCAGCATGACTATCATCAATAGCCATAACTGTTAGGAAGCCATCGTTTACATCCCATTCTAAATCAAAATACCAAATTCGTGGTACGAACTCAGGTATCTTTTCAGGATAGGTCTGCAATAAATATTGGTCTTCATATGGCTTATCGGCTTCATATGTATCAATCTCTTTCTTGATATCCCAAAAAGCACGAGGGTTAGGTACAATCATTTTCTTTAATTGTTTACCATCTAACCCTTCGGCTCTTTGTTCTTCATCTACATATACACCTTGATACCTAGACATCACTCTACCTAGTCTTCGAGGATTAGTATCAACAGGAATCCAACAATGTGGTTTCATATACTTCTTATCGTCAGGACTTATCATATTCACATACAAGTTACCATTGGCATCTCTTGTACGCTCATACAAATGAGGAAATGATATCTCATCAAATCCATTTGGGTAGTAATAGTCTATAATCAAACTAACACCTACAATGTGCCATCGTTTAATTCAGGTAGTCCATAGAAAATAGGTGCTTTACCCACTTCTGTCACTAGAACAGTTCTCTTCTGTCCTTGTAAACCTGCATCCGTTTTACTCTTTTCAAAAGAAGCAGTGAACCTTTGTATCAGGACATTGCCTTCTTCATCAAGCGTATCTTCTCTTTCCATTCTAATGATTTGGAATAAGAAATTGTTGGTACTCTTTTCCCAAGCGGGCTTCCATGAAGCATTACTTTCATTTGCACCATGTGCATAATTAGTTAGAGACAAATGTGTTTCCATGAACACTTTAGTTCCTCTCTTTACTAATGCTCTACACAAAGATACTAACTGTTGGAATCTAGTTTTTCTTATTGCCCAATCCCACTGATTCTGTACTCTTTGTCCATCTCCAGCACCACGTACATCTGCCGCACTAATCGCATCGCTCGCTAAACCTAAATCGTTTATCCTCATGTTATTTACGCATACTGCATCAAATTGGTCTACACCAGTAATAAGTAAACCCCATATATTACCACTATTTTTTATAGCGAATTGCATTATTTGCATCACTCGATTATGAGTTGCATCATAGTCAATAGCAGTCCTATTTCCTGTCATATAGACATAAGGCTCGAAAGATTTGATACCAGTATTTTCAGGATAGAATGCACTTTTGTTAGCGAACCCACCACCGTCAAAATCTAGTAACCATAGTTGTTTAGGTGTTTCATTATCTTCCCAATACTTGTTGTAAGCAGCAGTCACGATAGCAGTTTTACAAGTGTTTTCGTGACCGATTATACCAGCAAAGGTATGTGTGTTCAACGTAGGTTGTTCTGCATCTAGTTCAGCCTGTAAAGCAGCAAAAGGGTCTGCTCTTTCATGGGCAGGTAACTCTTCATCTGCTAAGGCTGCTTGTGCTTTCTTAGTCTGTCCAAAACCAGCCATTACTCTTCCTCCTGATTTAAGTCTACGACTTTACAATATGTACCCCATAACCATATAGGAACTTTTTCCTTTGTTTTTGGGTCTACACTTCCTATTAGTATACCTAATTCATCATTGTCAGCAGCATCTACCATTTCCTTTCTTGTTAAAGCCTGTATCACATCGCCTTCTCTATTCATGTATCTCATGAAGGCTTTATCTGAAGTCAACAGATGATAATCGTCAGGGTCAATTTCTACATGTTTACCAGTATTAGGGTTTAGTAACTTGTAAGCCCATATCTCTACTTGTTCTGTATCACCGCCTTCTAGTAAAACATCTTCCATCTTTACAAATTCAGGGAATGTATTGTACAGATTCATGTCAGTTAGTTTAGTGCCATCTACGGGGTCAGCCCAAGACATAGCAATTTTTCTCTTTTGTTCATTTTCCATACGTTGTGCTTCTTCTAATGTTTCAGGCGGGTCATTCCATTTTGTATCTTTTTCATTCAAAGAGTAACCTAAATCGAACATAACAGCACGTATTCCATGCAGCGAATCAATACAAACAGGGTGTTGTACTCCTTCCACTAAATCCCATTCTTTGGTATCTTTCTTCATGAATATCAATCCCGTGCCATCCGGCGACCAAACTCCACCTAATGGAGAGTGTGCGAAGTGGCTTTTACACCAATCTACTACTTTAGGGTCGGTCCAATCACTCATCTGATTCACCTTTTTCAACAACGGGTTGTTGAACTTCAGCGAAATCGTTTCTCAAATTTACCAACAATGCATTATTATCATTGGCATATTGTTCTAACCTTCGCAGTATCATTAAACGATTACCTGCTAGTGTTCGTAATCTATCAACTTCGGCTTTCAGCATTATATTCTCTTGTTCTATATTTATTTCTTGTTTTTCATCATTTTTAGTCATTTTTTCACCTCAATCAAATTGTGACATGTTTGCATTCCCACCACTGATTCTCGGCCTTGAACGCCTGTCATCAGCATAGATACCCATAACGGATATCTTTGGGAATTTATCATTGTCTCTTTGCATCATACCGATACGTCCGAACACTAAAACAGTGGTTTTTTCAGCGTATTCAAATCGCTCACCATCATTATCTGTGAATGTAAAAGGATGTGTTAAATCGTGACAAGCACTACTTACGTTGCACAATACCTCTGCACCACTACCACCGCCATACATACTTTGTAATTCAGATGATGTGAGAGATAGAGAATACTGTACTCCACCTTCATCATATTCAGTCTCGCGTCCTTCTCGCGTCATACGATTTACTGTACCCTTAGAAATTACTAATGGTCCAACTTTACCTTGTCCATCTGAAGTTTCAAATGTTCTTAGGCCACTATCATATGAATCGGTTAATTCTTCGAGTTTAACATATAGGTCATGGAAATCAGTATTGACCCAAAATTTGAATGGGTGTAATAATTTTCTCATTTCCACGGGTACGAACTCATCGGTGTAATTGATAGTATCAATGAAACCAGCATTAGTATCTAATATGTCTGCGTATGCTTCTTTAGCAGTTTCAGATGGTGGCTTAACTCTAATGATACATGATTGACCGATGTTTAATGTTCTCTCCATATCATCTCCCTTGATGTCAACTCTCCATAGACGAATGTTACCATTGTCAACAAAATCCTTTTGTTCATTACCTAAAAAGTAAGCATATCTACCCATTTGAATGTGAGGATATGGATTACCTTGCTTAGATACGAAACATATGTATTGATTATTTCCAGCAGGTATACCCATAGAAGGTACTTCTGATATCATTTCACTTGTTTCAATAAGACCATCTTTGGAATTAATGACCCAATGACCATCTTTCTTCTCATAGACTCCACCTCTACCATTTGAAACAAAAGCATTAGGGTCTTCTTTGTATTGTCTAACCATCCATCCAGCAAGTCCTTTTCTTCTGTCACCAGTTCTAGGTGCTATACCTACGAATTGTCCTACATAAGTTTCAGTATTGATGCCACCACTCACAGTGCTAGAGCGTAATTTTGTTGCAAATTGTTCAGCCCAGTCAAAAACTAAGTCTTCATCTTCGTCCTGCCAATCTTCGACAGAATAATTTGTTTTGATATAATCAAAGAAACCTTGTTTCACAACGGGTAATGTTTCCCCTGTTCTTTCAGAGTGTTTCTGTAATCTCTCCATTACCTCTTCAGGTAACTCTTTCGTCATATTTTCTTCTTTCATTTTTTTAAACGGGTTTTCTTCATTCATTTTTTTTCATCTCCTTCAAGACTTTTTTTAGTGTATCATGTAAATTCATGATTTCTAATCTGTTCTCACTTATTGCACTACGCAATGTTATTCCTAATTCTTCAATATCTATCGCTGTTATACTACTCATCTTTTTTTCCTTCCTTCATTTTTGCTACCAAATAATCACAGAATGCATAATCACCAGCGGGCCAAGAATAGATGTGTAACATCACATCGCCATACGCTTTCATTATATCATATCTGAATTTCTTTCTTATTTGGTTGTAGAGACCTTGCAACAGGTTTCGCAGGACAACTCCGTCGGCCAATCCGCTATGAAGTTTTGTACGAATTTTATCCCATTCGTTATTCTCTACATATTCCATTATGTTTTCATCCTGTAATTTTTGTAGTCTCAACAATCTCGATTTTAGTGCATCGGTTTTTGGTGGTAATGTCTCTAATAAATTAATAGATGCTCTCAAATCCCCGTGCATAGTTTCCACTAACAAAGGTAAATCTTGACCCCAAGTTGTAGTTGTAGGAATTTGCATTGCTGCTAGAATATCCCAAAGCCTTGCAGCACCTTCTTCATTTGAAATAGGTTTGAATTGATAGACGCTACACCTACTCTTAATAGCAGGTGTAATTTTAGATTCATCGTTAGCAGTTAAAATTACCAAAGCATTTCTACTGTAAGATTCTATCAATTGTCTCATACTGTCTTGTGCTGCTTTAGTTAACCCATCGGCTTCATCAATAAGAATTACTTTTCTTTTTGCACCAACAGGTTTAGTTCGTAAAGCATTTTTTAAATCAACTCTTACAAAATCAATTCCTCTATCATCAGAGCCATTTGTCTCTATGTAATTCATGTCATCGAAGAAATCATCTAAGACATTTCTACCGATAATTCTAGCAGCACTTGTTTTTCCAGTACCTGAAGGTCCAACAAATAATAAAGCAGTAGGCCATCGTCTGTTATTTTTCCAAGTTTGCATGTCATTAGTTAGTGTGGTTTGACCGACTAAATCTGTAATTCGTATCGGTCTTGTAGTTTCCACCCAACTCATAATTTACTTGTAGTGTGTTCTTTTATATACTGTTGATTTTTTAGGTCATTATATCAACCATTTGAACTACTTCTTGTATTCCTTTGTCGTATTGAATACTCATAAAATAACCATCTATCATTTGAGGTAAACTATCTTTAGTAAAACTAAGCACCGAAACAGAAACAACAATACAAACTTCATCAGGAATTATGCAATCATCCTGATTTTCTATAATCATTTGTCTTTTAATTGCATCCCAAATTACAGTTTTGTCTGTAAGTCTATCAGTTTTAATTTCACCAACTGTAAAGAAGTCGAGACCATCCAGTGCTTCAACTTCAATTATTATGCTACCATTGTCTTTTCTAACTCTATTCAATCTTACATCATAAAGATGAGAACTTTTAACTAGAATAGAACCACCGTAATGATTTGGATTGTATTTCTTATTGTCAGGGCATCTAATGACTCCTTCTTTGTGTTCAGGGTCATACTTTAACAAGTCTGAAAATGTTTTTGAATCTTTTACTTTTCTTAACTCATTAATTACTAAGTGGTCTTGTTCTTTACTCAACTTTTTTAACCTAGATTTTAATGGTAATTCAGGGTGTTTGAAATATATTACATCAAGAATTTTCATCTCGCTATCAACTTCTACCCATATTTTTTCTTCATAATTTAAACATTTCATTTTTGTTATACCGTCTTTTGGGAGCACTTGATAATCAATTGTTACATCCTCTCTCTTCCAACTGTCTAACTTCCATCTTCTGAATGTTCTTCTTTTCAAATCTATATCCATTTCAAACCATTTCTTCTTTGAATATGTATAGAAGTTTTTATCAGTCATAGCCATAGTTAATATTTGAAAATGACTTTTATTATCGCTCAATAAATTATTTAACAAATCAGACGCTTCTGTATATTCTATTTCTAATCTTTGTTTTATCAGAAAAGTTAGAAACTTGTTACGTGTAATAGGTGGATAACCGAGAAAACAAGCCCATGTTAATTCGTTTTCTAGTTTAGTTAAATTTCTTGCTAGACTGATGAATTTAGGTTTTATACCACCTGCTTTTCTCTCTAAAATACTTCTAGCAGTAACATCAGTCCAAGCATCATAATATGACTCATGTGTTTTTAATTCACTCTCTGAAGTTAATGCTAAACTTAGTTTCTTCCACAAAGGTGTAGAGTCGTTACCAAATGATTTCAATACTTCTTCTAAAACTGGCTCAAAAACATTCATTTCATCTGCTACGTCTGAAAGCATAACCGTTGCTTTGTATGGTACTTTAGGAAATAAAACATGATATATCCATTTAGCCTGTGGATAACTTTCAATAAAAGATGTATCTAAAGTCCCTTTGTATTGTTTTAATCTCGTTGCTAAGTCTAATAATTTATTATCATAAATCATATCTATGTCTCCACAAGTGTGCTTTAGGCTGTGTAGATACTCCGTATAGTTCTTTAGTAAGTGTAATGAAAGTGTCTTGTGTAACTCCCACCTTGTATTTCTTTCCTATTATATACATACAGTCTATCAAAAGAGCACGATTATTTCTTATGGTATCCCAATTCTTATCTCTTGATACCTCATGGTATATGTCCAATGCTTCATGAATTTGTTTTGGTGTTAGTTCTATTAACAAACCTAGATGATATGCAGTTCTTTCATTCATACTCAATAACCTTCGCTGTAAATCCATATGTTGCATCTTCCCAAGCCATTAAAGCAGCATTTGGGTCTGTTGTCTTCGCTTTATTCATGTCAAATGGATTAACAAGAACCCTTGTGAATGTAACATAGTTCATGGCATCTTTCAGAACTTTTTCTGTGACTTTATCATCTATGTAATTTTGTATATAATAACATATTTTCATCAAATCTATATTTCTGTTAAAACTCTTCTTCCATTTCATACCCATAAAGCGTACTTCATTTAACGGTATTAGTGTGTCTTCCGGCATTGTTATCCTTTGTCTTATTCTGAAACCGAGTTTACTATCAACTCTCTTTTCCATCCAAGTATGAAATCTAACCTCTCTCAGAAACATACCAACTGCAATGTCATCATTCATTGGTTAACCCCCTTACAGTTAGGACACTTTCTTTTTCTATCGTGACCCCAATGAACGTCAGCCTTGCACCATCTGCATAGTAGATTGTTTCTCATTCAACCATCTCCTTTTTCTTCCTCAACCCATCTATTGCTTCTAATCGACTGTATGCTTCATAGATAGCAACTTCTGCCTTTATTGCATCGAAGGCCGCTACTAAATCACCGATATTTGCGACTTCCTTTTTGTCATATCCCTTGATGATATTTCTAATTCTTCGCATTCTATAATCCACACTCATTCATCATCACCTCTACTGTATTCTAACAGCACATCACCGTCATTACCAGCATATTCCATGAGTATTTTGTATGCACAATCTAATTTGTGATATGCTTCTAACGCCTTGTCTTTATCATCAAACTTTTCAAAGTCATCAAACTCACCTAATGGTGGTTCTGTTTTATCATACCAAATGTGTAATTCATACACAGGTTTTGTTTCGCTTAAGTCTATCTTCATTCTTCATCCCACTCCAATAACAAACCAATCATTATATCTATCGCTCTTGAAATATGTTCTAATGCTTCTTTCAAATCTTCAATTAACGTACATTTATATTTGTAAATTATTGACTGCAATTCATCATCCCTTTCATATTTCAAAATCGCTACTTGTAATTCAGTCTCAAGTAGTTTCAAACTATCAAAGTGTTTCTTATCAATCATTCTACATCACCCCATTCACTCATTAACACATCAGGAATACAACGATGGTCATAAGGGTCGTCATTGTAACGAAGTAAAATCTTACAACATATATCTGTCAAACTAACATCTTCAAACAGTTTAACCGCTTCAGGAAGGCTGCTTCCATGTAGAGTAATTTCTCTATCAGACTCAAACTCTTGGATTTTATCTTCCTTATCATCAAAATCTTCGGGTATCTTTTCCCATAAATGTATTACATATTGATGGTCGTTCATTCTTCTTCGCCCCATTCATCTGCACTAATCCAAGGTAGCCTTACACCTTCATGTTCCATGTATGCAACTTCCTTCTCCCATACATAACCCGCTAGTTCTTCATCACCAAGAATCCAATCTAACCTTTCTTGTAACCGCTTGTAATCCGCTAGGATAAGTGGTGCGTCTGCTATGAGTTGTGCGTCGGCATAATCATTCACTGCGGCCACTTCATCTCCAAGACAATCTTTCACAGTAAATGTTCCCTTACGAACTCTTACTCTCCACTTACCTACCGCGTGTCCTAAATCGTATTTGTCTGTGTCAATCATTCTTCCTCATCCTCCTGCCAGCATCCCCAACAAACTTTAGCACCGTAGTGTTCACAATACTCAAGGTTGAAGTCATGGTTTTCACACTCATCACACAAGTTGTCTGTGTACTGCCTGTCCCTGACTCCGTTGAGTTCGACCCAACCACAACTGTGATTGGTTGTCTCCAGATTTGGCTCTGTGTTGAACACCGCACCTAGGCTAGTGATGCTACCATAACCTGACATCTTTTCAGGACACACACACTCCACAGGCACGATTGCCAACATACCTGCGTCAACAGGTAAGGACACCTTAGTGCCTGAGTCATCTTCCAAGTGGAAGTCCCACGTGTTATCACCATTGGGTGATGCGTGACACTCGACATCGTACGTTTGACCGTTTACTTCCCACTTGATTGTGCCGTAGTAGTCCTCGTGTTTCTTGTATCCCTTAAGGGTAAACAACTGGTCACAGAACTCGCTCCATCTACTTTCAGCAATCACGTAGCATGGGTCTCCCACGTAGAACTTGTAGCCCTCGTAATCCATGTGTGTCTCTTTGTCTGTGTCAATCATTCAATCAACTCCAATAACTTATTCTGTTTCTCAAGCAACTCGATTATCTTATCCAGTTTTCTTTCAATTGCACTTTCATGTTTTATGTATTTTCCGTTATTCATTCAACCACCTCTTTTATTGGTGATGTTAATTCAACCAACGCATTCATCGGCACTGCTTTAACATTCAACAGTGTATCACCAGCCCTAGTAGATACAGTATGTTCTAACAAATCACTAATCGCTTTGTTAACTGCATCAGCATACTTTGCATCGTCAGGCGACCACTTACTTTCGTTAGTGATTTCCTTAGCAGTATCTTCAATAAACTTAGCAACCATTGTACTGTACACTTCAGGACTAGCATCTTTAGGCACAAAGTTTCGTACCATCATACTGACCAGTCTGCCCACTATTTTCTTAGTAGGTAGTTTAGAAGTCATTCTTTGTGTAACTGCACTGCAACTTCTATAACCACGACCATTTGTTTTTCCTGTCGTTTTAAGTACATCAGTTGTTATCATTACAGATGCACCCGTCACCAAATCTTGTATGTAGACTTGAGGGTCTGCATAGTAATCCTCATTGTTATCATGTCGTTCTTTCTCCATTTTAAGGATGGGTGTAGCCACACTTTTCAGTATTTTTGCTACTCCATCAGTCCATTCTTGTTTCATTATTTCTTCTTTCATTTTTTTTCCTCCTTTATTCGCCTCTCCACATGGAGTATGTACCGTTATCACTTACTGAGTATGATGTCAGCCCACTCTCTCCCATGTAGGTCATCATGTCACGGTGTCTTTCATCTCGCTCTGCTTTCTCTCTCTTGCCTTCCTTAGTCTGACTATGTCTCCAACTCTTTGTCATGTCCGTATGCATATCCCAATTGAGCATCGTCTTAGTAATACTTCTCGCTACCTTCAATTGAACCGTGGCCTTATAGAAATACCGTTGGTGTGGCTCACTCACTGTGCGAACCTTGTTCTCTCTACTCAGCGTGACTGTCCAGTCGGTATCGGATATCAAATTGTTCAACAAGGCTCTCGCATTCTCAATGACTTGCTCAGATGTGATACCAACATCACATTCCTTCAGTATAGTCATGAACTCACGGTATGACTCACTTGCCTCTCTGTCCCAACCATCGTTCTCTTGCTGTTCCTTCCACAGTGCTATGATGTCAGGCTCGTCCTCGCCACGACCAAGCAGGTGCTGCTTATACAATGCCGCTTCCAATCGTTCCACATCATCTCTTCCCGCCTCGGACTCGAACGCGGAGTCGCACTCATCCTTGTGTGGGCTTTGAAAATACTCCGGCATCTCGGAGTAATGATTCGCCTCATCACTCAAGACTTCAACCAAAGCATGTACTGCTGCATCCATGTCTGTGTACACATAGGTTTTTTCTCTTTCAACAATCCTAGTATCATCATCCCAATCATTCGCCAACTCCTTTTTGGTTCTGCTTACTAGCATGAACACTATGTCTATCTCTTCCGTAGTACCGTCATCATCATTCTTTATTTCCATTCTCATTTGACCAACTCATAATTATTTATTTGTGTTAATGGAACACTAGTCACAATTTCTCCTGTTTTCTTATGTCTCATCTGTTGGGCTTTTATGGGCCTATTATCTTCTATCATTTTCATTATTTCTTCTTTCATTTTTTTCACTCTCTTCTTTTCCTTTTATAATCGCTTCTTGTAGTTGCGGAAGAAGCATCTCCGCTTGTTCTAGTGTAAGCCTTACACCATGTCTTGTATGTTGGGATTCACCAACGGGTCTTTGGACATTCATGATTCTCAAGTCTATCCATTGCCTATTGTAATATTCGATTTGGCTTAGAACAACATGACCTTTACCGTTTTTCCATTTACCTTCAAAAGATACATCTCTCCAAATTTCAGTCATTCTAATACCTCCAAACTTTGTTCTATTTCTTCTAACATTCTTATCAGAACACTTTGTTCCCATTCTGTCATATTTTTATACATTGCAACTATTTCTAAATGTCCTTCATATCTATCTTTTGGATGGAAGAGACAAAAATTAGGTTTATCTCCAACAATCATTTCTATTCCACATATTAAACATGGTTGTAGTTTATTCGTTTTTTCAACCCCTTTACTCATATTATTCTTCCTCCATCTTAATTAATTTTTTATTCTGTACATTAGTTCCTTTTACCATAGCCTCTGATTCTATACTAGGTAAACGATGTATGTAACTTAACTTGTATTGATATGGACAAAACGCGTATGTAGCCAAAGATGACTTACTTATCCTCTTACTCATATTTTATCCTCCTTATCCAGTAGTTCCTCTAATTTAGCCACTCTTCTTTCAAGTTTTGAATAAGGGTTTTCCGTTTTTAGTCTCTCAAGGTCTTTTATTGACCATGATGATAAAATATTGTTAATCCATACGCTTTTTTCAGAAATAGCCTCCCACTTCTTTAGATTTTCATTTCGTATGTGAACACTACGTTTTGGCATTTACTCTTCCTCCATCTTAATTAATTTTTTATTCTGTTCTTTTATATACTGTTCTTCTTCTAATCTATCCAAAGTAAACAACTTACAACTTTTACATGCGAATATTTTACCTAAATTAGTAATCATTGATGCACTTTTTGTATTTTCTTCACCACAACTAGGACACTTGGAATTATCTTCAGTCATCATGTAAACTTCAATTAGTTCCATCTCACCTCTAAAATTACCCCTGAACGTACTATACACAATGTCAATATTTTCATCTGAATTATATTTTGCATAGCCAACATCCGTCATCATATCATCTACGCTCATATGAGTTTTACCTTTCTTTTTCATTTTACTTTCACCCACACGTCAACGTTACTTTTTCTGTTGATACCGTATCTTGAAGTGTGAAGTTTTATTGTATCATCTACTCTAAACTCGCTTCTTCTTTTCAATAGGTGACTAATTCTATACTTGTTAATTGAATGATTGCTAAGTCTCAACAACTTACCACTCTTCAACGTTGCACCTTCAAAAATTTCTAACACCGTACATGGTGTGTGTTCATTCGCATACTTTATTATCGCCTCTTCAGCCCTGTTACATATTTTCTTCATTTTCCTTTCCTCCTTTCTACAATTTCTTTGTATTTATTTTGCTTAAAATTTACTTTACTACCTTTATGTATAACCAATTCGTCTAAAATGCCATCTAACATTTCAGATACATGAATTTCTAGTCTTAACTGACGTGTATTTAATAATGATAAACTTCTCATATATTTCTCACGTTCTTTCTTAACACTTTTCTCAACAAACTTATCAATGTCTTCTCTTAAATTATTTGTAACTAAATCAATAGTTTGTGTTATAGCATCTTCAGGTACAATAGAATGGACTACATGTTTTAACTTTTCAAATTCTTCACGTAGATGTTCCATATCTAATTCTTCATTACTCTTTAACACTTTAGGAGGCTTAAGATAAACATTATTCTTTTTTCTACTGTCACCTCCAACTCCCTTTTTACATTTGAAACAATAGCCACCCACTGTCTTCATAGAAAACTTTCTAAATTGTGTACCACATTTTGTACATGTTGCAAATATACTCATCTTATTTATCTCCTATTAAACGACTATCATCTTCATGGATAATCTGTATTTGTTCATACTCATCTATCTTATCGAGAGGAATCCATTGTTTTCTCAAGCCAGTTACTTTGTGTTTCCACTCATGTGTTTGTTTACGCTTCATGCAAACCATGCTCCATGACCTACGTTGTTTTCACCGAAGTCTAAATTTTCCATCACGCTCGCAGGTAGACTTTCGTATGCAGGTGGTAATGTTAACACATCTTCCATATCCCACATTTCGGCTAAAGCCCCGTCATATGCTATGCGGAGTAAATGCGATGTAGATTTACCATTTTGAAGTAAAGGCATGACACCCCTGTTGACGATATACATACGTGCAGGTTCACTGTACATTACAAAATCAAATCCAGTCATGAAAGACAGAGGCACATTCCAATTTTCTGCTAGTTCTTCGCACATCAATAATCTAATCATACCATCTTCAATTGATAAACATGAATGAACTTCCAACCAT